ACTTAGGAGATTTTGCATAATATCATCTGCACTTTCTGTGCCTATTAAATCACGAACAACACCACGCACACGATTTTCTTGGTCGTCTGTTGGATTTCTTCTCTGTTTGAGTGTCTTTCTTGGCATTTATTTATATCTAAAACAATTCATTCTCAGTTAATACTTTAAACTCATAACCACGATCTAAGCACCATTCTTTTGCTGCCTCCCATTTTGCTTGGTTTTTGGCATATTCAACAACTTCATAGATGTAACCTTTTGTCTTTCTCTTTTGGATTTTAGGTTCGATGCACTGCTTATATGGTTTAATTTCAACTATCATTTTTTTAATTTTCCCAGTTGATTCTTTGACCTTAATGTAAAAATCTGGAAAATATCGATGATATTTATTATCGATTGGTGATCGGTAGGGGACGACAATCTCTTCACTTCCCCACTCCAATATATTTTCATTCAGATCACAATATCTCATAAATTTTCTTTCCCATAAAGAACGATAGATGATATTGGTATAATCTCCCTTATATTTTTTAGGATAAGAAGGTTGATATTTTCCTTTATATGACATCTAAATAATTAATAACAAAGTCTATACACTATTTAGAGTGCCAATACAAAAATTTAGTAGAAATAATAAAGGTGGTGAAGATAATGTTGTAGATCCTCAACTTTTGTTTGGGAATTTATCACAAACAAATTATTATCAATTAGATTTTTCTTCTCTTGGAACTTTTTCTCCAAATAAAAAACTTATAAAACATTTGAAAGATAATTTTAATGTTAACTTAGATTTTATTTCTAGAAGTTCTGGTCTTTTGTGCTCAGAAGCATCTTTACCCGGATCAACTTTAGCAACTTCTGAAGTAAAAGGTAATTTTATGGGCATATCTGAGGAATTTGCTCATAGTAGAGTCTATGCACCATTTGATTGTACATTTTACGTTGATAATAATTATAACAATTTGAGGTTTTTTGAGGGGTGGATTGATTATATTTCTAGTGGAAATTCGCAAAATATTATGGATGCAAATTACTATCGTAGAATGAGATATCCAGATACTTATAAGTGTCAGTCTTTATCTATTATAAAATTTGAAAGAAACACAGATACAAAAACGATTAAATATTCATTCCTCAATGCATTTCCAAAGCTATTAAACGCAGTTCCTGTTTCTTATGGTGGTGCTGATATTTTAAAAGTTGGTGTATCTTTTGTTTATGATAGATATGTTGTAGATAGAACTGAAACTTTTTCCTCAGGTGAGCAAAAAAATTCACAACTTCGTCAAGGTGAAGGTACTAAACAGGAACCACTTCCTTTTATATATGAACAAGGTCGTATTATCTGATATAAATATCAATAATTAATATTATTGCAAATTATTATGCCATTACCTAAGATTAATACCCCAACCTATGAGTTGACAGTGCCTTCAACGGGAAAAAAAATCAAATACAGACCTTTTCTTGTAAGAGAAGAAAAGATTTTAATTATGGCAATGGAAACTGAAAATATGAAGGATATTACAAATTCTATCGTTCAAATTCTTTCAGATTGTATTCTTACTGAGAATGTCAAGGTAGAATCTCTTGCAACTTTTGATATTGAATATTTGTTCCTAAATGTCAGAGCAAGGTCTGTTGGAGAAACTGTTGATGTAAATGTTACCTGCCCTGATGATAATGAAACACAGGTTGAAATGACGATTGATATTGATTCAATCAAAATTCAAAAAACTAGAGGACATAAGAATATTATCAAACTGGATGATAATCTTTCTATGAAACTTCGTTATCCTTCAATAGATCAGTTTGTTGAGAGCAATTTTGAAACTGCGGAGGTTCTAAGTAATGTTGGACAATCACTCTCAATGATTACATCGTGTATTGATATGATCTATAATGAGGAAGAAACTTGGGAAGCAGCAGATTTTTCTAAGAAAGAACTTGATGAATTTATTGAGCAAATGAACACAAAACAGTTCAAACAAATTGAGAAGTTCTTCACCACAATGCCAAAACTCTCTCATACGATTGCAGTAAAGAATCCAAATACTGGCGTTGAATCTGAAGTTGTTCTTGAGGGATTAGCAGCTTTTTTCAGTTGAGTATGGCTCACACAACTCTTGAGTCATACTATAAAATTAATTTTGCATTACTACAGCATCATAAATATTCATTGACGGAGTTAGAAAATATGATTCCATGGGAAAGAGAAATATATATTTCATTACTTCAACAATATATTGAAGAAGAAAATCTAAAAGCGCAGCAACAAAGTGGAATCTAATTTAAATTTACCATCTAGTAATAGATTAAAATTAAATAACACTAAAATAAAATCTACATCTTTTATTAAAAAAGGTGATCTTAGTATTAAATCTCCATTAAAAGATATCCATAAAACCATGGGCAAAATTTTTGCTCATATTAGAAAATTATTTACTCGAATTGGTTTTATAGAAAAAAAACTTTTTGATATAGAAAAAAGTTTAGTATTTCAATCTAAAGTAAATGGAAAAATAAATGAAAGATTTATAAAAACGGAAAAAGTAAATGGAAAAATAAATGAAAGACTTATAAAAACGGAAAAAGTAATTGAGAAAATTGAAAAAACTTTAATTGGAAAAATAAATGAAAGACTTATAAAAACGGAAAAAGTAAATGAAAAAATAAATGAAAGACTTATAAAAACGGAAAAAGTAAATGAAAAAATAAATGAAAGATTTATAAAAACGGAAAAAGTAATTAAGAAAATTCAAAAAACTTTAATTGGAAAAATAAATGAAAGATTTATAAAAACGGAAAAAGTAATTAAGAAAATTGAAAAAACTTTAATTGGAAAAATAAATGAAAGACTTATAAAAACGGAAAAAGTAATTGAGAAAATTGAAAAAACTTTAATTGGAAAAATAAATGAAAGACTTACAAAAACGGAAAAAGTAAATGAGAAAATTGAAAAAACTTTAATTGGAAAAATAAATGAAAGACTTATAAAAACGGAAAAAGTAATTGAGAAAATTGAAAAAAAGAACGAGAAAAATAAATCTTTTGGTCAAGGTGAAGGTAAAAGTGATATAGAAAAATCTTTAAAAGAAACTAATCAAATTCTTGTTCTAATTCAGAAAGAACTGATGAGATCTTCTGCACTTAGATCAAGAGAAGAAAAGGCAAAATCTGATAGAGCAAAGAGAAGTTCTTCTAGAGCAAAACTTGGCATAGAAGAAAGTCAGTTAGAAAAATCTTCCAAAAACATAAAAAGTTCTGTAGGTGAAAAAGCAGAGGAAACTGTGGCACCTGTAAAAGGTATGTTTGGTCGTATTATGGATTTTGTGCAAACTCTTGCTTTGGGTATTGCAGGTAATGCCATATTTGGATGGTTGAAGAATCCAGAAAATATGGAAAAAGTGAAGGGATGGTTTAGTTGGATTAAAGAAAATTGGGGATGGGCAGTTGCTGCAATTGGTGCTATTGCACTGGCGCCTTTAGTTGGAGTCATTACTACAATAATCGGCACATTATCATTGCTAGCACCAGTTCTTATTCCAATTGCTCCACTATTATTAAAAGCATTGGCTATTGTTGGTGGTATAGTTCTTGCATATAAAGGATTAGAAGCAGGATTTAATGCTGTAAGAAATGCTACCACAGGTGGATCCGAATATAGTGAAGCACATGATGTGCTTGATCAAAAATTAAGAGATGCCGGACTTGATCTAGACGGCAAAAAGAGAGAGGGTGGATTCCTTGGAATAGGAAGAAAAGAAGTTGAAATGACTGATGCTGAGAAAAAACTTGCATCAGATGTTTTGGCAAAGAGAGAACAACTTAATAGTATGAGAGATGATATGAGGAGCGAGATTAGAAAAAAGCACTCAGACATGGATAAAAATTCCGGGTTGAGTGGATTTTCTTCTCAAGATGAGGTTAATAAGTTTAATGAAAATAAGTCTGCAGCAGAAAAAGAAATTAGAGCAAAATATGCAGAAAAAATAACTCAGATTGTTCCATTAAATATTGAAGCAAGAGAAAAGGGTGGTCCTGTTGCCGCAGGAAAACCATATCTTGTGGGTGAAGGGGGACCAGAACTGTTCTCTCCAAATATTAATGGATCTATCGTTAATAATATGAGGACGGAAAAAATATATCAAATGATTTCTTCTGGTAGAAGAGGTCGTGGTGGTATTAATATGATTAATTTTCCTCCAATTACAAATCAGTTACCACCACCACCATTACCAAACATGAGTGGTGGTGGAGAAGAAACTGAAGTTCCTGATATTTCCAGTACAAATATGGCAGATCCATATCGTCAATTGAGCCCAATGTTATATGGAATAACGGTGTAATATTATGGCAGTACAGATATTAGCAGGATTAGCAAGAGTAGGAGCAACTGTAGGTAGGTCTGCGGCAACTGGAGCAAGAGCAGCTGCTAGAGCATCTGCCAGAAGTGCAAAAAAACTTGCTGTAAGAAAGGCAAAATCTGCCACAAAGAATAAGATTAAAAAAAAGGTAAAGGAAAAGGTAAAGGGTAAATTGTCTAAGGAATCTGGACTGATTTCTTCAGAAGGTAATCAGCAAGAGAAAAAATTAGAATATAGTTCGATGAGTGGAGGGGGATTAGGATTAACTCCAACTCTCACAGGAACTACAAATAAAATAAAAATTAAATCTGCACCAAATTCAAAATCTGAGGTTGAAAAACTAAAGATAAACGTAACTAATATTCATAGGTTTTTGGTTAAATCAAATAAACAATATGATAAGCAACAAAAAAATACAAGAAGAAATGAAAGGTCTCAACAAAGTGAAGCAAATTTACAAAGAGCAGAAAAAAGATTAGGAACAAAATCTCCAGAAGATTCTAAACCCAATTTTAAAAATATAAAAAATCCTTTTGCTGGTAGTGTATTTGATAGGATAATAAAATTTGCTCAAACGATATTACTTGGAATTGCTGTTAATGCATTACCAAAAATCATAGAAAAAGTTAAGGAAGTAATTGATAGCATTGTTAATTTTCTTACACCAATTCAAAGTGGATTTAATGTTATTATGTCTTTCTTTAGTGATGACATAAATCAAGGTCAACTTGATGTTGACAAGAAAAGATTTGATGATGGTATCCAGAATATCCAAGGAAAAGGTGGTCTACTTGATAAGATAAAAGAAAAATTAGGTCCATTTGGTGGAGCAATCGATTTACTCAAAGGTGCTATCGATAAATTTAGAGATATTCTAGGACTTAAAAAAGCATCAACAAAAATGAAACTTGAGAAAAGAGATGGTAAAGAAGGATTTGTAAATACAGAAACTGGAAAATTTACTCAAAGGCAGTGGACTTCTGCGGAGAGAGAAAAATTTGAAAGTGAGGAAATCTCCTCAACTTCAGGGACTGATTATCCAGATGGATCTGTTTCCTCTGCAGGGGAAACTACTGGAAATAAAATTTCTGGTTATCCCATAACAAGTGACTATGGGTATAGAACACATCCAGTTACGGGACAAGCAGGAAAACTTCATGGTGGTATTGATATTGGAACATCGCAAGGAACACCAGTTTCTCTTACTGAGGACGGTGAAATTGTTGCTGCTGGTGAGTATGGTGGATATGGTTATATGATTGATGCGTGGTTGCCAAATTCTGGAGTTCAAATTCGTTTGGCACACTTATCAGAAATTATAAAGAATAGTGGAACTTTTAAAGCAAATGAAATGCTAGGAAAAACTGGTGGAGCGGCAGGATCTAGAGGTGCAGGAACATCAACAGGTCCACACCTCCATTTTGAGGCAGATACTCGGAAAGGATCGGGTGAATATGGTGGATCTGGTAATCCAAAGAACTACTCAAAATTATTAAGACTTGGTTCTTTTCAACCAAATAAAACTTCTGATGGTCAAGGTGGAGTTATTTCTCCTATAGCATCTACTCCTAAGGAAAAAATTGCTACTATAAACCAACCGATGGACGATGAAGCAACAACAACTATTGCCTTTCAGAGAGTAAATACTATACAATATGTTCCATATATGATGCCAATACCAGTTTCAAACAATCAAAGATCTTTTTCGTCAACACAACCACAACTTCCTGAAATATGGAGGACTTAATAAATGGCAAATACATCTGCATCATTACCTTCAATTTATGAGTTAATTGAGATTATAAAGGATGAAAAAGTTATTAGATTAGATGGAAAGACGACTACTTTTGATTATTATGAGAGTTTATTGTCTCCAAACATTACTGCTACCATGTCATTTGTTGATACAGGATCTTCTTTGAAATATAGTAGTGAATATGATTCTCAAGAAAGGATTGGTGGTGTTTATAATGCTCTTCCTCTTATGGGAGATGGTACAGAAAAGGTTAGGTTTAAAATTTCAAATTCTCTCGGAACATTAGATTTTTCTAATACTCCATTGTATGTTAATGGTGCTGTGAATCCAAATCAAGAGTCTCAAAGAGAATCTATTATATTGAGTTTAATATCAAAAACGGCAATAACAAATCAAGAAACTCATGTAAAGAAAAATTATTCTAAATTCGCGAAAATTTCACAATCGGTTAAGTCAATAACCAAAGACATATTAAAAATACCAGATAATAGAATTGATATTGAAGAGACTTCTAATAAGTATCCATTTATTGGAAATATGAAATCTCCTTTTGATATTATTATGATACTCGCTTCAAAATCAGTTCCACTAATTGGGAATCCAGGATTTTTCTTTTATGAAACTAAGGAAAAATACTATTTTAAATCAATTGATGAACTTATATCCAAAGAACCGATAAACAAAGATTTTCCATATTTTTATTCTGGTGCAAATATATCGAGTATTAATGCACCTACAAATTACAAAATACTGAGCTTTAGAGTTGATAAAAATCAGAATCTCATTAATGCTTTAAAATCGGGAGTATATTCAAGTCGTCATGTAATTTTTAATCCCAGAACATTTAAAGAAGAAGAATATACACTCACTATTGATATGAAAAAAACTTTGGGTAAAAAAAATATTTCAAAACTAGAAAATACACAATATAGCAGAATTCTTTATAGTATTAAAGATGTTGGGGCATTATCTCCAGAAGTTTCGGAAAAAAATACATCGGGAGAACCAAAAGATTGGCAAGGTCTTTCTCAGATGAGATATAATTTTTTATTTACACAAGTCGTTAAAATTCAAGTTCCTTGTAATCCAGGACTTAATGCTGGTGATGTTATACTTTGCAATTTTGAGACAATTACAATTGGTGATAAAGCACAAGGTTCCGATCCAGTTCAGAGTGGTAAATATTTAATATTAGATTTGTGTCACCACTATGATACTAAAAGATCTTTTACATCAATGACACTTGTCCGCGACACTTACGGACTATATACTAATAAAAACTAAAATGGCGCTAGGATACGCAATTGGTAATAATAAATGGTTTTTAGGTCAAGTTCCTCCTAATCAAAATCAACAAATAAAAAAAGCTTCTTGGTCTGATAGTCATGGTGATAGAGTTAAAGTTAGGATACCAGGAATGCATCCAATGTCTGGTAATGAAGATTCAACAGAAGTTGAAGATTCACTTTTACCATGGGCAATTGTAGCAAAACCAACTACTGCCGGAAATCGTAACTTTCAATCCTCTGGTATATGGGGTGGAGAATGGGTAATTGGATTTTTTCTTGATGAGGAGTGTCAAATACCAGTTATTACACAAATTTTGGGAAATAATGATAGTGAGTATGAACTTATAGATTCTATAAATGGAACGACTCTTGGAAAAAGAGTTTCTTCTTATACTGGGGGAATCGTATCTGGTCCACATCGTCTCATAGGGGCAAAGTCTCCTAAAGGTTTATTAGAAATTTCTAATAAAGAATTTAAAGATTCAAAATTTACTATTTAACAATAAATATTAAGTTAGGGATAAGGTAAAAATATAAATGTCTATTTCTTCTCAAGATAAAGAACTTTTAAAAAGATTGGCACTAGCAGAGGCAAGGGGAGAAGGTGTTGTTGGACAAGCACTTGTAATTAGATCCGTTTTAAATCGAAGAGAAGCGATAAGAAATGGTGCTAATTTTAATACTACAAGTACTGACATTTATGATATTGTTTATGCTAAAAATCAATATCAACCAACGAGAGATAGTAGAAATTCTATTGATCAACCATTCAGCAATCAGCAATTATTAATAGCAGAAGAAGCATATAGATTAGCACTTAACCCTTCAGAACTTCAATCTAAAATACAAGATGATGGATATGGTTCAATCATAGCAAGAAATTTAGTATTATCTACTGGTTTTGATTCTCTTGGTGGGCAGGGTAGACCTGACGCGATAACATATAAAAATCATGTTTTTGTAGAAAATATCAATAATTTTGGTGTTACTGGAGATTCTATATACAAATCTTCAATTGATGTGTCAATTACAAAAACATCCGAAGTAAAAGACCCCGTAACTGAAATAACAACAAATGAAGAAGAACCTATTGTTGTTCCTGACGAACCCATCTTTATTGAAAATATATATTCTAGTTTAAGAGAAGATGTAATTCTTGATAGAATTAATGAATTAAATATAGAAATAGAAGAATTAAATAAAAAAAGTTCTGATTTATGGGATGATGAAGAAAGAAAAAGATATATACAGATTAAAAGTGAATTGGATAGACTTTATGAAGCAAAATTAATAAAAGAAAATACAGAATGTAATTCTCGTCAAACTGCAAAGGGGTTTAATTTAGATAATACCCCCGATTGTGAAAAATTTGCTAAATCTGTTGCTCTTGGTGAAGCAGTACAAACTTATAATAAAGAAAGGACATTACCGAATCCGTGTGGAACATCTGAAATATCGAAAATTAATACAGCACTTAAAAAATTTTTTATAATTATAAAAGGAATTAAAAAATATACTGATTTATATGTAAATGGTTCTATTAATAAATTGCAAAATATTGTTAGTTTAATAAGACAAACATCTAAAATAATTGGTGCAGTATTAAAAACTTTAGTAACTAGATTGCGAGATTTTTTAATTGATAAGATTAGAACTGGAATTCAAGACCTTCTCGATAAGATTCTCCCCACAATCACAAAATCTATTAAAAATTCCATCATTCAGATTATAGTTGATAATTTATTTTGTAGTCTTAAAAATATTGTAAAATCTATCCCTAATTTAATTACAGACTTTCTTTTTGAGTTGGTTGGAAAAGTCATCAATGTTCCGTTTTGTGTTGCTGAACAGTTTACAAATGCGTTAATCAATAATTTAGCAGCAACAATAGATAAGACTATCGGTCCTATTTTAAATAATATAAATGATTTATTAAAAGGATTTTCTGGAATTGTTGGAAGTGTATTTGAGGCACTTGATTTTATACTTGGATTTGAGTCATTTTTATGTGCAAAACCAAACTGCCCAGAAATTAAAGCGTTTAAGGCAAGTCCTTGGGCAGGACCATCTCAAGCACAAATTGATGCGTTTAATAAGTTCTTACCTGCACCAAAATCTGATCAAGTGGTTGAGGGTGCTGTTGGGTGGATTGATGGTTTTGAGATTTTTGGTGAAAAGTTGGGAGATTCCCCATCAAGCACATTGAAATGTGATTCAAATTTATTTGAATGTGGACCACCAAGAGTTGAAATTTTTGGTGGAGGTGGTATTGGTGCAACTGGAGAAGTTGTTGTAGATAATATTGGTAGAGTAATTGGTGTTAGTTTATCTAATGGTGGAAATAATTATAGTAGACCTCCGTTTGTATCTTTTATTGACAGTTGTGAAGATACTTTTACTAGTGGATATTGTGAAATAGATGATGATGGGCACGTAATAAATATTGTGATGACATCCACTCCAGTAGTTCCATCTAGAGATGGTAGAACTGAATTTGAACTTTTATCAAATATCCCTCAGAATTCTCTTCCTGCTGAAAAAGACTATGTTGTTTGTTTAAAGGGGTTCAGAATTAAAAGTACAGGAATTGGATATACTATAAATGATAATATTAAAATTTCTCCTGATATTCCCAATCTTGAGGCAAGTGTAAAAATGACAGAATATGGGCAAATTATAGGTATTGATGTTTTAACTAATGTTTGTGGCATTCAAGAGTATCCTGAAATTTCCGTGGAAAGTTTAACAGGTAATGGTGCAATAATAGAACCGGAATTGGAATTTTTACCAATTCAAGATTTTGATCCAACTCAACCAGATGAATTAACTGAAACTCCTACAACTGCTGGAGGAACTCCTGTAATTGCTGGTGGAACTGGTGGAACTCCTGTAACTGTAGGAGGAATTGGTGGAACTCCTGTAACTGCTGGTGGAACTCCTGTAACTGTAGGAGGAATTGGTGGAACTCCTGTAACTGCTGGTGGAACTCCTGTAACTGCTGGTGGAATTCCTGTAACTGCTGGTGGAACTGGTGGAATTCCTGTAACTGCTGGTGGAACTGGTGGAACTCCTGTAACTGCTGGTGGAACTGGTGGAACTCCTGTAACTGCTGGTGGAACTGGTGGAACTCCTGTAACTGCTGGTGGAACTGGTGGAACTCCTGTAACTGCTGGTGGAACTGGTGGAACTCCTGTAACTGCTGGTGGAACTGGTGGAACTCCTGTAACTGTAGGAGGAATTGGTGGAACTCCCGCGACTGCCGACACTACTGATTCTTTAATAGTAGATTTTAATTTAGATTCTATTACTTTGGCACAAATTGTAGATAATGATGTTCCAGGTCTCATTAAAACATTACGAGGAAAAAAAATCATTACAGAGAAACAAGATTTTACAAGAAAAGACGTTATTCGAATCGTAGATTGTATAAACTGACATGCCAAAAAATATAAAACCAGAACAAATTATAGCAGATCATCCAGAATACGGGACAATTTTTATGGGTCCTTCTGGAGAGGATGATAAAATTGGCGAAAAACTAGGTACAAATCTGGTTTTGTCTTTAAAAGGAGGGCATAATCAAACTTATCTGCTAAATGGCAACAAAGGTGAAATTATTCCTGGATCATCTCATGAAATTGTCGGAATTAATTTATCCCAAGGTAGAAATGATATTGAAAGTGAAATAGTTGCTAAATCAATCGTAGCAGAAACGGGAGATATTGTGATAATTGCTGAAGATGGTAATATAAAACTGAAAGCAAATAACATATATATTGAAACTGAAGGATCTGATAATGATGGTTCTATATTGATGAAGGCAAATGACCACATCACAATCAAAGCTGATGAGCAACTTAGTTTTGCTGGTGGTAAAATTTGTATGGTTTCTTCGGATAGCATTACAATGAATGCTAAGGGTCTTCTTCATCTTTTAGTTTCAGATATTAACAAAGGTTCTCCTTTAGGTGATATTTCTAAATTATTTCTTCCAGGACCAGTTGCAGATTTAATTTCAAGTATTCTTGAAACTTGTAAATAGGAGAAAAAAATGTTTGATACTTTAGATAGTGGTTCTATTGATGTTACCAGTAATGTTCTTGGTGGTGGATTGAATTTCCCAAAAGGTTTCTGGGAACCAGGATCATTGTCTGCACATAAGGGTCATTTTGGACAAGGTTCAACTGCAACTCCATTTTTTGCATCTTTAGTTTCTGGACCTTCTGCGTCTGCTGCTTATTCATTTTACTCTACAGGTTTAAACCTTTCCAACGGAACTACAATTCAACAAGGAGTTCATGAAACTATTGGGCAAAGTTTAGTTGTTGGTACTGAATTTAAAACATATGTTGTTAGTAATGAACTGGATGCAGTTTCAAATAATTTTGTTGCCGCATCTAAAAATAGTTTTACTTCAGCAAAAGAAAATAGATTTATAGCACCTTTAAATATTATTTCTGGAGTACAGACAAAAATTAATGGTTCTGTAGTGGTTGATGGTGTTGGAGATCTTGCAGTAGTAATTAATAGTAAAAAAGGTTTTGATATTCCACACCCTACAAAAGAAGGATGGCGTGTTTCACATGTTTGTGTCGAAGGTCCAACTGCAGATGTGTATTTAAGAGGAAAATTAAGAAATAGTAATTCAATTAAATTGCCCGAATATTGGAAAGGATTAGTAGATCCTGAAACAATTACAGTAAATCTTACTCCAATTGGTAAATATCAAGAATTATTTGTATATTCAATAAATAATACAGAAGAAATAATAATAAAAAACAATAGAGATTCTATTGTCAATTGTGATTATTATATTATGGGTGAAAGAATAGATACTGAAAAGAATATTCCTGAATATGAAGGTACTTGGAATGATTATCCTGGAGATAATTCTACACGATCTATTGTTGGAAAAGATTACGATTTAAGATAAAATGCCAGTATATGATCCGATAAGAATATATTATACGGATAGACCACCAACAGAAATTTCTAATGTAAGATTTGATAATCTAAAAATATTAGATACTTTAGTAGTTGATAATAAAATTGGTATCGGATCAAATATTCCACAACAAAGATTAGATGTTGCTGGAAGTATTAAAATTGATAGTCAAATATATGATTCTGCAAATTCACCTGGCGCTAATGGTGGGTATTTGAGTAGGGATGAAAATGGAATACGTTGGGTAGAATTAACGCCATCTTTTACCGAAGGAATCTATATACAAGACGACGGTGAATTTATACCAGTTGTTGGTGCTGCACAATCTTTTACTGTTATAAATTTTAAAAATGTCAATAGTTTGGGATTTGGTACAGAATCTGTAACTGCAGTACCAAATCCCAGCAATCCAACTGGTATTGCTGATATAGAATCTCGTGATTTTTGGGGATATAATAATTTTGGGCAAATATTTAGATTTTCTCCAGTTGGTATTAATACGTCTTCTCCATCTTATAATTTAGATGTAAGAGGAACATTTTATGCTGAGAATACTAATATTAATGGTACATTAGATGTCTCTGATGCCACTACACTTAATAACACATTAGATGTTCTTAATGTTACTACACTTAGTAGTACACTAGATGTTTCTGGTGCTACTACACTTGGATTTACATTAGATGTTTCTAGTGCTACTACACTTAATAATACATTAGACGTCTCTGGTGCTACTACACTTAATAACACATTAGATGTTTCTAGTGCTACTACACTTGGATTTACATTAGATGTTTCTAGTGCTACTACACTTAATAATACACTAGATGTTTCTAGTGCTACTACACTTAATAATACATTAGACGTCTCTGGTGCTACTACACTTAATAACACATTAGATGTTTCTAGTGCTACTACACTTAATAACACATTAGATGTTTCTGGTGCTACTACACTTAATAACACATTAGATGTTTCTAGTGCTACTACACTTGGATTTACATTAGATGTTTCTGGTGCTACTACACTTGGATTTACATTAGATGTTTCTGGTGCTACTACACTTAATAACACATTAGATGTTTCTGGTGCTACTACACTTAATAACACATTAGATGTTTCTGGTGCTACTACACTTAGTAGTACATTAGACGTCTCTGGTGCTACTACACTTAATAACACATTAGATGTTTCTGGTGCTACTACACTTAGTAGTACATTAGACGTCTCTGGTGCTACTACACTTAATAATACACTAAATGTTTCTGGTGCTACTACACTTAATAATACACTAAATGTTTCTGGTGCTACTACACTTAATAATACACTAAATGTTTCTGGTGCTACTACACTTAGTAGTACATTAGATGTTTTTGATACAAGTATTTTTAGAAATAAAGTAGATATTCAGGGGTCTTCTAATAATCTCCTTCAAATTAATTATACTGGATCTGGAAATGCATTTTCTGTTAACAATTACAAGTTCACTACAAAGCAAGTTAGTTTTGTACCAACACTTGGTGTTGGTGAAGTTATAGATACTTATTCTCTTTTTAATGAAGAATATGAGACTATAGAGTACACGCTAAATATTGTCAATGGTACAAATATACAAGCACAAAAAGTTCTTGTTCTTCAAAACTTTAATAATGCCTATTGTGAAGAATATGGAATTATATTCAATAATTCTCCTATAGTTTCTGTTGGAGTCTCTATTTTTAATAATACATATGAATTAAAACTGACACCAGAATCTGGAATAACAGGCATAGTAACTTGTAAATTTATTAGGGGATGTATTGAATAAATGCAGAAATATACTTTAAAAGTTAAAAGACCTCAAGATTGGCAAGAAATTCATAATCTTTTATGTCAGGAATCGCATTGTGATTGTATTCCGGATAGAATAGTATGTTGCTCTGACGATAAGGCACATAGTCCTACAAGATCTACTTATGAATTAACTGATAATGAAGTGGAAGAATTAAAAAAACATGAAAAAATAGAATGGATTGAACTTTCCCCTTCAGATAATATTGATTCATACCCAAAACCAATTCCAAATGCAACTAGATTTTCTTCTAGTGTTAAAATTTATAGAGATTTGGATTTTCATGCACCTCCTTTAACTAATCCAACTAATGCTGAATTGAATAGGATAAGTTGGGCATCAAAAAGATTGGAATTGCAGGATAATACAACTTTTTGGAGCACGACTGGCAATCCACCTACACAAATTGGAAATTTAACTTATACAAAAACAGGAGCAAATGTTGATATAGTCATTCAAGATGATGGAGTTCTTCAATATCATCCAGAATTTTTAAAATCTGATGGAACATCAAGAGTTCGTGATATTGTTTTAGATGGACCTTATTATATTGATCCATCTTATTTTGTTACTAATGGATATACAGTTACTAAACCGGATGGAAGAACAGGAATTACGGAAGCATCGGCAAAAAATTGGTGGTCAAATTCATCAAATCGTTCTCCAGGATTTTCTACAATAGGAACAGTATCGATACCATCATTATATACAGAAAGTAATGCTCTTGGTTCTTCGTTGGATGGAAGTAACACAATAAGCGATGGTCATGGGACTGCTGTTGCTGGATTATCAGCAGGAAAAAATATGGGTCTTTCTTTTGAAGCAAATATATGGAATATATCAGTAATTGTATCTTCCACTAACCTTTCTGTCGAAGCAAGTCATGATTTAATAAAAATTTGGCATCAAAATAAACCAACAAATCCATCTACTGGAGTGAAAAATCCAACAGTAGTTAATGGAAGTTGGGGATATCTAGCAGGATTTTTTACTAATAGCACTGTTCAATATAAATTTCGTGGATTAACGGGCACATTTGTTGGATCAGATTCAGTATCTAATCAAATTACGGCAATGAAAGAGGGATTAGTTAATCAAATAAATGGGGCATACAAGTCTTGGTCCACTTCATCAAGAAGCAATTCTACAGAAACAGCAGGAAATGAATTATTAGATTCTGGAGTTATATTTGTTGCTTCTGCTGGCAATTGTAATCAAAGACTTGGCATTGGTGCCGGAGATCCTGATAAACTAAATTATATGAGTGATTCTTTTTTTGGTACTACAGATCCAAGACCAGAATTTCCATCCGGCACAGTGCCATGTAATCATCGTGATTGGTTACATCCTCAAGGCATTGGATATGATTCAATAAATGATTTTCATCCTGTAATATGTGTTGGTGCGATGGATGAGTATATTGAATCTAATTCTAAAGAAAGGAAGGCGTCCTATTCAAGTAATGGTTCGGGGATTGATATATGGTCTCCTGCTGATGAAACATTGGCACCAGGAAAAAATGGATCACCTACTTATGCCACATATCAAAGAGTTGATGACAATAGATTTTATGATTCTAGGTTTGGTGGAACAAGTGCTGCCGCGCCAGTAATATCAGGATTAATTGCTCTTTATATGGAAGAAAATCCAACAGCAACATCAGCACAAGTTAAAAGTTGGTTGAGTGTGACAGGATCTACTTTACTTACAGCAAATGAATACTTAGATCCTATTTCAGACGATACAACTACATCTTATTGGACTGGTCTCTACAATATGAGAGGAGCACCAAAAAAAATTGCATATAATCCATATACTGACGGATCAACACCAGCTAATTTTCAAGCTTATCCAAATAAGACATATGTTTATGAGGGTGATGATATAATTATCACAGTAAATACAAATTCTTCTAATGATGGTACATATTATTATTCTATAGAAGCAGAACCATCTTCAAATATTCAACCTGGGGATTTTAATATAGGTTCACTGAGTGGTTCTTTTTCAATTATAAATGGTATTGGTACTGTACAATTAACTCTTTCAGATGATTCTCTTCAAGAAAGTAATGAAATTTTTAGATTTAGAATAAGAGAAACTAGTATAACTGGAAATATTATCGCAACCACTGAATATATTACTGCTTCTGATCAACCATCTGCTTCAACTGAACTTAGTCAATATCAAGTACCATTAAGAATTTATTTAAAATTCTAAATAAATAATCAAAAAGGATAATGGCAAATAAGGGATTTGGTGCAAAAGAAATAAATTTAATTGGAATTGGAACACCAACAATAGAATCCCCAACAGATTTGGATGTAGATGTATCTGGAAGCGTAAATTTAAGCAATGCTCTAGATGTTGATGGTAGAGTAGATGTACATAATGATTTATATGTCGATCAAAAAGTTGATGCCTTAGAGTATTTTGGTGATGGAGTAAATTTAACGGGTATTGTAACTCAAATCACTGCTGGCATTGGAATTAGAGTTCAAGGCACAGAAGATCCTGGAAAGGGAGTTGTAAATATTGATTCATATTTTCCAATTGGAAAAACAATTTTTGTCACGCAAAACGGAAATGATAATAATAGTGGATTGACTGAGAATGATTCTAAAAGAACGATTAAAGCAGCATCATATATTTCTTTTCCAGGAGATACGATAAAAGTATATCCTGGCGTTTATCTTGAAGATAATCCCATTACATTACCAACGAGAGTTTCTGTTGAAGGTACAGAACTTAGAAATTGTATTGTTACACCAAAAAATCTAGATAGAGATTTATTTTATGTTAATAATAGTTGTCATGTAACTGATTTGAGTTTTATTGGTGGAAACATGACTAATGGAGCAGCAATTATTGCCCTTCAACCTTTGCTTGGTGTATCAACAGACAGATATTTTGATGCCTCAAGAATGATTCGTTATAATCTTGATTACATTGCAAAAGAATCTGTAGGGTTTCTGACAAGTGGTTTTAGTGGATTTGCTGGTAATCATAGAGAGCAAGATGCTGCAAAATTAATTGATTTAAATATTGATTACATTGCATCAGAAACAGTTGGATTTTTAACTACTGGATATGTTGGGAGTAATGGACAACCATTTATTGTTACCAATTCTTTAGGTGTTTCCACAGATCCATCTAATTGTGAAGATGATATTAAAGATATTTTGCGTTCTTTATCTTATGATTTGAAATCTGGAAGTAATAAAAAAGTTATTGGTGCGGGATTATCTTATTATGATAATGGAGTTCTGCAACATGTCACTGGAAATGATTCGAACGGAAATAGTATTAAACAAGCAACAATTGATGCGATTCAACATTCTGTTGGGATAGTAACGTATGTTGTTGATAACCAATCATACCCTACTTCATATACTTCATTATCACAAGATACCACTAGTTATATTCCAATCTCAGTTGTTGGTGGATGTTCTGACACAATTACGACAATTGAAAATTTATCTGGAATCGTTACTAGTATTCTTGATGATATTAATAATCTCTCTGGTATTACAACAATATATGGAGTTACATTGGAGAGTGATGATTGTGCAGATGACTTAAAGGATATATGGAAATGTATTAATCATGATATTACAAGAGGTGGAAATTTTAAGTGTGTTGGTGCAGGAAAATCATATTATGATGAAAATTGGAATTTAATACCCGAAATATTAAAAAATCCAGGAGAAGTTGAACAAACCATTGCAACTCTTGATTATTCGTTTGATATTGTTAGAGCAGTCATTAATAATGTTTCTTGGGGAGGATTTTCTGTAGGTATTGGCACAACAGTAATTAATGCTGATTATGATTATCTTACAGGAATTGCGACAATTACTGCAAATAATCATGGTCTCAGTATAAATGACCCAGTAAAAATTTTAGATTTGGAATTCAGTTGTCCAGATAGTCCACCAAACTTGATATATCCATCCGGAAATCTTGGATATATTTTTAACGTAAATAATGTTATTGATGGAAATACATTTGAAGTTGTTGTTGGTCAGTCAACTATTCCTCATACTTATCAAGGAGGTGGAACAGTACAAAAATATACAAATTTTCAAAATGATATTGGACAACTAAAAGATGTTGCTATGCAACCTGACTATAAGACTGGTTTTAATAACGCAATTAATGGTTGTAGTGACGTAGTGTCAACTATTGAAAATTGTGTCGGAGTTGTTACAACAATTGTTGGACTTGGATATAGTTCTGGAATTGCGACTAGTTATCCTGGAAATATGGGAACTGGATTTTCTAATATTGTTGGAGTAACTTCTGCGGTTTATAATAATATAAATGGAATTGTAAATATAAGAGCACCTGGATTGAATGTTAAAGAAGGTGATATTATAGAAATGAGGGATTTACTTTTTGAGTGTTCTTCTGGTGGTTTTATATCGACACAGGCATTTCCATCCGGTAAATATGGATATAATTTTTCAGTTACAAAAAAACAATATGATGGATCATTTGATGTAAGTGTTGGTGTATCTACTTTACCTCATACATATGTTTCTGGTGGATTTATAGTAAATCGTGAAGTGGAAATTACAGGTGCTTTATATGATCATAATACTGGTATTACAACAATTACAGCACCAACAGCGATGGTTAAGATTGGTGATGTTATTTCATTGAGAAATTTAGAATTTTCTTGTTCTAGTGGTGCGGGAACAACAACAATTTATCCAACAGGAAATAATGGATATGATTTTAGAGTGTTGGATGTTATTGGGATGGGACAAACATTTGTTGTAAATACTGGAAGGACAACTATACCGCATACCTACGAAGGAGGTGGTGTAGTATTTCCAACATATTCTCCTGGCGTTGGTCCAATTACACAAGGTCCTTATATAAGAAATTGTACAAATTTTGTTCCTGGAAGTGTAGGAATGAGAGTTGATGGATTTGAAGCAGAACCTGGAGATAAAGATGATATTGGTGTTACTGGTACAATGAGTGTTGACTCATATACACAATATAATCAAGGTGGCATTGGAGTTTCTATTACTAATGGTGCTTATTCACAATTAGTTTCTATTTTTACTATTTGTGATGACATTGCAATTTTTACTGGATCTGGTGGACAATGTGACTTGACAAACTCAAACTCTTCATTTGGAAGAGTTGGTCTTTTAGCTGATGGTGTTGGTGATTCTAATACGAAATCATTGTATCGATATACAGCAGTTTGTGGTGAAGAAGCAGAAATAGAACAAGATACTATTGTTATTGCTCAAAATGGACCATACCGCCCTTATGATGGACAGGCACTTTACTTTGGAGAATTGTATTATAATATTCAAAGTATTACCGTAACTGATGGGGGGAGTGGATATACTCAACCTCCTAGTGTTTTTATATCTTCTCCAACAGGTCCAACTGGAATTAATGCAGAAGCAATTGCCACTATTGATGAAAATGGGAAAGTTGTTTCTGTTGATATGGTAAGTGTTGGAAGTCAATATCAATATTCAGAACCACCTACGATTCAATTTGTTGGTGGTAATGGAATTGGTGCTTCTGCTATTCCAGTTTTAGAACCTATATATTATACTATTGAAAGTGCTACTGCTCCATCTTCTGGAATCTCTACAGTAATTTTACAACAAAATTTGAATAGTACAGTAAGTATTGGAACCACAGTTTATTTTAGTCGATTAAGTTTGCAGATTACGTCTTCACATTCTTTTGAATGGGTTGGATCTGGAAATGATATTAATCTTGCAAAGCCTGCTCTTGGTGGGGTTGTACAAACAGATAACGAAGTCATTAAGAAAAATGGTGGACAGGTAATTTATACAAGCACTGATCAAGCAGGTAATTTCAAAATTGGGGATGATATTACAATTAATCAACTCACTGGAACTATTTCTGGTAGGGCATTTAGTCAAAGTTTGTTAAATACAGTAACACCCCTTATAATTGCTTTAAGTAAATAAAATGGCAGCAGTAGCTTTAAATAAATTTAGAACAATAAGAAAAAATATTACTACTAATATGGATACGGTTTACACTTGTCCTATTGGAGTCGCATCTATTGTAACTTTATTCCAAGTTACAAATGTTTCGACTGGCACTCATAGTGTAACAGCAGTACATTCTAGAAGCACAGAAGTTCAAGCAGATTATAAATTTGCGAATGCTATCAATATACCGCAGAATGATGGAATCAATCTTATACCAGATGGAAAATTGGCTTTGGAAACAAATGATTTCATTAAAATTCAAGCAAGTGATAATGGAAGATTGGAATTAATATTAAGTGTGTTAGAAACAGCAAAACAATAAAAAATTATGTCAAATAAGTACACTACTGGAAGAGTTGAAAGACTACCTCAATCTGGTATTACCTCAGATAGATATGAATTTCTTGGTTTAGAACAAGCTGAACCAGATTTGGGTGATCCTAATGTTGGTGTATCTTCTGTAGGAACAAATCCTTTCATAAGGGGAAATACTGTTCCTGTTCAACATTATGTGTTGATTGCTGCTGATGGATATGAAGGTGAAAGATTTTGGGTTCCTTCTTTAGATATTGCAACTCAGGGAATACAAGGAATACAAGGAACACAAGGTAATCAAGGTAATCAAGGTGTTCAGGGTTTACAGGGAAGAGTTGGTGATACCATTATCGTTATTGGAAATGTTGCAGATGTAAATGCGACTGGAGATCCCCAAACTCTTTTAAGTACTTCTTTTCCTAGTGCTTCTCCTGGAAATGCTGTTATTGATGATACTACTAATAATTTTTGGATATATCAAGGATCTGGGAATTGGATTAATATTGGAAATATAACAATCCAAGGTATACAAGGAAATCAGGGATTACAAGGATCGGGTACACAAGGTCTCCAAGGTCTCCAAGGAAACCAAGGTAATCAAGGACTTCAAGGAAACCAAGGTAACCAAGGTAATCAAGGACTTCAAGGAAACCAAGGTAATCAAGGACTTCAAGGAAATCAAGGTAACCAAGGAATCCAAGGAAACCAAGGTAACCAAGGTCTCCAAGGAAACCAAGGTAATCAGGGTCTCCAAGGTAACCAAGGTAATCAAGGACTTCAAGGAAACCAGGGATTACAAGGACTTCAAGGAAACCAGGGAATAATAGGTACTTCTATTATCATTATTGGAAGTGTTAACGATGTAAATGGGACGGGAAATCCTCAAACTCTTTTAAGTACTTCTTTTCCCAGTGCTTCTCCTGGAAATGGTGTTATTGATGATGCAACCAAAGATCTCTGGGTGTTACAGGAAAATGGGGTATGGATTAATATTGGTGATATAACAATCCAAGGTACACAAGGCAACCAAGGTAATCAAGGACTTCAAGGAAACCAGGGATTACAAGGTCTCCAAGGAAATCAAGGTAACCAAGGTTTACAAGGTAATCAAGGTAATCAAGGTTTACAAGGCAATCAAGGAAACCAGGGATTAAGCAATCAGGGTAACCAGGGTAACCAAGGAAATCAAGGTAACCAGGGTCTCCAAGGTAATCAAGGAAACCAGGGATTACAAGGTAATCAAGGTAATCAAGGTAATCAAGGACTCCAAGGAAACCAGGGATTACAAGGTCTCCAAGGAAATCAAGGTAATCAGGGTCTCCAAGGTAATCAGGGAATTTCTGGTCAAAATGGTGGACAAGGCACTCAAGGTACTCAAGGAAATCAAGGATTACAAGGTAACCAAGGAAATCAAGGATTACAAGGTAACCAAGGAAATCAGGGTCTTCAAGGTACTCAAGGATTACAAGGTAACCAAGGAAATCAGGGTCTTCAAGGTACTCAAGGAAATCAAGGTCTTCAAGGTACTCAAGGATTACAAGGTCTCCAAGGTAATCAGGGAATTTCTGGTCAAAATGGTGGGCAAGGCACTCAAGGTACTCAAGGAAATCAAGGATTACAAGGTAACCAAGGAAATCAAGGATTACAAGGTAACCAAGGAAATCAGGGTCTTCAAGGCAACCAAGGTCTTCAAGGTAACCAGGGTAATCAGGGATTACAAGGCAACCAAGGCAACCAAGGTCTCCAAGGAAATCAAGGTAATCAGGGTCTCCAAGGTAATCAGGGAATTTCTGGTCAAAATGCTGGACAAGGCACTCAAGGTACTCAAGGAAATCAAGGATTACAAGGTAATCAGGGAATTTCTGGTCAAAATGGTGGGCAAGGTACTCAAGGTACTCAAGGAAATCAAGGATTACAAGGTCTCCAAGGTAATCAGGGAATTTCTGGTCAAAATGGTGGGCAAGGCACTCAAGGTACTCAAGGAAATCAAGGATTACAAGGTCTCCAAGGTAATCAGGGAATTTCTGGTCAAAATGGTGGGCAAGGCACTCAAGGCACTCAAGGTACTCAAGGAAATCAAGGATTACAAGGTAATCAGGGAATTTCTGGTCAAAATGGTGGGCAAGGCACTCAAGGTACTCAAGGAAATCAAGGATTACAAGGTCTCCAAGGTAATCTGGGTGTTCAAGGTTTACAGGGAATTGCGGGTTCTTCAAATTCAAATTCGGACAAAGTTTCAACAGGAACTACAACTGGAACTTCTAATTATTATCTGACTTTTGTTGATAGTAATAATACTTCAAGAGGTTATGAGGATTTATATACTGATGGTGGTATTGCTTATAATCCAAATACTAATCGTTTAGGTATCGGGACTGATAATCCAGAGTTTCCAGTACATATAGTTGGATATGGAAATACGAATGGTATTCTGGTAGGTGACACGCATTTTTATGCCTTCTCAGATTCTGATATTGATACCAAAGGCAGTCCAACCTTTAAGAATACACTTACAAATGCAGACACAATATTAAGAGTTATTCCTAACGGAACCGGAAAAAGTCAATTTGAATTTTTTGCCAATGATTATGATAATAATGTTACATCTTGGAAAAATTTAAGAATAGTTTCCACCCCCCAACAATCAAATTCACACATTAGAATTGATACTTCTTCTTCTACTGGTGTTGATGCTCTTCCACTATCAATTGAAACACAAGTAGCACCTGGTTCCGAAACTAGATCAAATGCTAATCAACTATTTTTAAACACTGATGGAAATATTGGCATAGGGACTAGTGCTCCACAAGGCAAATTAGACATTGATGGTAATGTAATTCCTACCATCACCAATTCTTACGATTTGGGTTCTAGTTCTCGTAGATGGGATAATATTTATGTAAACAATATTAATGGAGCAACTATAACAGGATCTATTGATAATGCTAATAAAGTTTCAACAGGAACTACAACTGGAATTGGTACTTATTATCTGACTTTTGTTGATATTAATAATACTTCAAGAGATTATGAGGATTTATATACTGATGGTGGTATTGCTTATAATCCTTCTAGCAATGAATTGAAACTTTCAGGTGGAAGATTGATTATTCCATCTACACCTGGAACTATTGCTGGAAATACTTTTACTAATGGTTGGTTACAAATCGGTAATTCTACTCTTGGAATTACTATGGATAGTAATGAACTTTATTTTGCTGGTGCAGGTATTATAGGTGCTTTATCTGGAGGATCAATAACGTTCACATACGGACCAAGATTTAATGCAGGAATTCGTGATGCTGGAAATTCTTTAGGATCTTCTGGTCAAGTATTATCTTCTACTAGTACTGGTGTTGATTGGGTAAATCCTGGAAGTTTATCCTCAGGAAGTGCAGATAATCTTGCAGGAGGGGCAGCAGGAAGTCTTCCTTATCAATCAGCAGCAGATACAACAGCATTTTTATTAGAACCAAATGCTAATAACAGGGTTCTTACATATAATAATACTACAAATGCTCCTGAATGGACTGAATTGTCTACAGTAACTGGTGCTATCGATAATGCTAATAAAGTTTCAACAGGAACTACAACTGGAACTTCTAATTATTATCTGACTTTTGTTGATAGTAATAATACTTCAAGAGGTTATGAGGATTTATATACTGATGGTGGTATTGCTTATGATACAAATACTGATAGATTAATACTACCCAGTACCACTACTCAAGGAGCATTGCGGTTATCTGGTACAAGCGGAGCCATTGTTATTGATGATCTAGGACAAAAGAGAATATCTTGGAATGATGGTTCTGGAAACTTTAATATTAGAGGTGGACATTCTTTTTCTTCAAGTTCTGATAGGTATGTTGATACTGGTGATGGAGCAGCAGCAATAATTCTAAATAGTGATAATACGAATGGTACTATTGATTTAAAAGTTGCACCAACTGGTAGTGCTGGTAATGTAGTTAATTTTAGTGCTGGTGTTAAATTACAAGGAACCGAATTTATTCCAACAATAGCTAGTTCAGGAAATGTAAATCTTGGAAGTCCTAGTAATAGATGGGGCACTATCTATGTAGATAGTATTAATGGTGGAAATGTAAATGTTCCCACATCAGATAATGCTAATAAAGTTTCAATAGCAAACACGAGTTCTCCAACTGGAACTGTATTTTATCCCACATTTGCTTCTGGCACTGGATCTCAATCTTTATATATTGATAGTGGATTTACTTTTAGTATAAATCAGGGTCTTACCATTGGTGATAGTACTTTTAGTTTAGGTAGTAATGTCGGAGACACGGTACAACTTTTAAATTTAATTGGTGATAATACCAATAATTCATATTTAAAAGTAATTGAAGAAAGAGATACTAGTGGAAATACTTGGACTACTGCTTTTACGAGAATTCAAAAGGTTGTTGATTCCACGGAGATGGGATATATCCAGTTTAATGGTTCTGATAATAACTATGGATTGGAATTCGGAACATTGAGTGATGAAAAGTTTGCGATGTTCAAAAGAAATTCTAGTGTAGAATTATATTATGATAATGTAAAGAAATTTGAAACTACTTCAGATGGTGCTTTGGTAACAGGAGATTTTTCTGCTGGTGCTTACTTAGGAAATCCATATGATGCAGTTCCGACATATAGTAATTCTGATTACGATACAATTTATTGGAATACTGTTGAATCAGCAATTCAATTGCAATCTGATATAGATGATAATATTGGAATGGCATTTCCCGCATATCGTTGCAATACTAATCCTGGTGAAATATTTAGAATCAGTGTTCAGATTCGTGCAAGTGTTACCACTACTGGTGGTGTTTATATTAGGGTTTATGAATATGATTCGGAACTTTCTAATGGAAAAACGCATGTATCAAATAGTGCAACCAATCCTGTAGTAGAAGAAGACACACGAAATGGGGTAAAACGTGTTATAGGAACTAATACTACATTCTCTTACGAAAACCAAAGCGGAAATATTAATTGGCAAACTATAACATTTGATCATGTACCAAACTCTAGTGCTGTATGGGCATCTGTTGTTGTTTTAAACTGGGGTGGACTTGGAAACAATGCTCTCTACATAAGGGATTATAAGAGAGAATCTGTTTTAAGTAATGGTAGTGTGGGAAATCTTTCAGGAGGAGCAGCAGGAAGTCTTCCTTATCAATCAGCAGCAGATACAACAGCATTTTTATCAGAACCAAATGCTAATAACAGGGTTCTTACATATAATAATACTACAAATGCTCCTCAATGGACTGAATTGTCTGGAGTAAATGTTGGTAATGCAGACACTCTTGATAATCTTGATAGTTCTCAATTCTTAAGATCTGATGCTGCTGATACCGCGACTCAATTTGTCTCCTTTGATGGCGGTATGAATTCCTATAAGCCAAGTAATAGTTGGACTTCTCAGTATTATGGTATTAGTGGCCTCGGAGCTTTTTATACCAGCGGAGCTTTTTATACAACAATTGTCTCCAATGGATATAGAAATAGTAGCAATCAGTGGACTTCGCTAAATGCTGGTGGAAATACTGGCGCTTCTGAAATTGATTTATCTCCAGATGGAAATATCTATTTTTACAGTGACTCGTCAAAATCTAATGGGAGTTCCTTGCGTCCAACTTTAAGGATGTCGCTGTCTCCGACAGGAGTTCTTGTAACGGAAGGCACAGAAGCTTATATTAATACCTCAAGTAAAGTCTGGCACGCAGGTAATGATGGTTCTGGGTCAGGTTTAGATGCTGATACTCTTGATGGTGTTCAAGGTTCAAACTTCTTAAGATCTAATACTGATGATATATTCTCTGGAGATCTGACCTCTTCTGGATCTGCAAGAATTATCATGAAGAAGACGGATAACAATGTTGCTGATCACATTCAGTTCTGGAATGGAACTGGAACACGGATGGGTGAAATTGGAACTCAAGATACTACGTGGTTAAGAATCAACCAGGTAACCAATAAGAACATTTACACACCACGTTACATTCGTGCTGATGCTGGTTTCTTTGTTGATGGTACAACTAAGGGTATTGATGGTTCTGGTAACTTCATTGGTGGCACAATTGCTGGTGCATCTGACTATGGAACCTTATTAAGATCTGATGCCTCTGATCAATATAATGGACAGACAGCTGGAAGAGTACTTACATTTAGATGTGTAGATGGTAGAAATGCAGCAAATTCGACAGGGGGTTTGTTCCCATTACAAGTTTATCAGAATTCTAATGTCACTAATTCCGATGCGGCAATGACCTTCCATATTGCTGGAAGACATGCTACTTACTTTGGATTAGACCGAGAAACAAACGATCTATTTGTAGGTGGTTGGAGTAAGGGTGCTGCCAAATATAAAATTTGGCACGCAGGTAATGATGGTTCTGGGTCTGGTCTTGATGCTGATTTACTTGATGGGATTAATAGTGGTGGTTTCTTAAGGTCTAATGCAGCAGACTCTTGGAGTGGAACACTTTCTTGGGGACCAAATAATACACATGGTCTTTCATTCCAAAATAGTTCTTATACTGGAAACTATCTTTATATTGGGGGATGGACTTCAGCAAATACTAATGGTATTTCTAGAATTAGGAATTCAAATGCAAATTTACATCTAGATAGTGGTGCTAATGGAAACCTTTATTTAAATCAATACTCAACTGGAACTGTTTATGCAAGAGGCAGTGTAGTTTGGCACGCAGGTAATGATGGTGCTGGTAGTGGTCTTGATGCTGATAGACTTCATGGTCTTCTACCAAACTTTGCAGTTGTTGGAAATACAGTTGCATTAAGAACTAATGTAGGTGATATTTACCAAAGATTTAGTCATGCCCTAGGTTATGCGAGCAGAGCAGGCACGAATGCTAGTGGATTTAATAATATTTTTAATATCCATTGGGCCAATAATAATACTGCAAATTTGTGGATTGACAATAGTAATATTGGTCCTATTCAACAGTCTTCCGATTACAGGATAAAACGTAATGTGGAAACTATAACTGAATCTGCAATCGACCGTGTGAAAAAATTAAGACCAATAAAATATCAATTTAAAGATTATGGTATCTATAAATCTACTGATGAAATACATGAAGGATTTATTGCACATGAATTGGCTGAAGTGATTCCAAGTGCTGTTAATGGTGAAAAGGACGATCCCGATACAATTCAGTCATTAAAATTTGGTGCAATAATTGCAGTTCTTACAAAGGCCATTCAGGAGCAGCAAGAAACTATAGAGAATATGCAAAAAACTATTGATGATTTGAACACTAGAATTAATTAGAACAAATATTTTAAATAAAATCGCATTAGAGAATCAATAATCATGAAAAAAAACGAGAATATATAAATAAGTTACCAAAAAGGTTTTTTAAAAAATATCCATGATTACTACTCACAACATATCTGATTTTGACCAATCTGATAATACTGCCCAAGTAACATTTTTTAATGAACAAGGATACATTTTTAAGAAGAGTATCAATATACCTCACACTGAAGATGGTAGAGTAAATGTGGAGGAATTTAATGAGATAATTATTGGACAGATTAGAGGTTGTAATTATAAAGAGAAACTTGGATTAATTAAGTTTACAGATCCTAATAATAATGATGTGGATTCTCTGAATCCCCCTACCTTATAGATTCTAGTACTAATTTTTAAATAGTGTAAAAATTAATATAAAATGGCAAATCAAAATCAAAATTCAGCAAATCAGATTCAGTTCTACTATTATAATGAATTAAATTTTATTGAAAACAATTATGGTAAGGATACCAGTAAATATCCATTACCAGAAACTGTAAAAAAATCTAAAATTGTTGAAAATGGTGATGGAACATGGGGAAAAATAGATTTTGTTGAAAATAAACCACATTCTACACCCAATGAAATTACAAATAAAAAAATACAAGAAAGAAATAGTGTAATTAGTAACTATGAAAATTTAGTTATACCTTTTGATAGTGAATTTTATGATTATAATCAACAAATAAATGAAAAAAAGCAATTAATTTTGGAATATATGGAGAATGCCATATCATTGGGTTGTACTTATAGTCCTCCTTCTCCTATTGGTTTAGGATTAACACCAGGAGCAGATGATATTGGTGGTGTTTCTGTTGGTATTGGTTCAACTGTTTTTAAAGATAGAGCAATCGTAAAAAGATATCCTAATATAGATAATTATAACTCAGAAAATCCTTTTGACCCAGATTCGGATGAAAACATTTCTCCTTCAAACTTTGGCAAAGGATATAAAAATTATTCCGAAAATAATTCTGGTGAAATATTAACAGAAGTATATAAGTACATACCTTCAGATCCGAATGCTCATATTCCCCCACCACTTGCACCAGATGGTTTTCAGAACACTTGTGTTTCATTTTCAAGTAGTATTACTCAACTTGCACAAGAAATTTCTGAATTGAGAGCATTAAGAGATCAAAATCTTGTAAGAATTAATAAATTAAAAGAGGATAAAAATGGTGAAGAAGTTAGAAGATGGGGTTCTAATCAATCTTCTGCACCAATCGAAAGTAGAAAAAATACATTAGCAGCAAACATTTCAAATGTATCTAATTACTCTGATGAAATAATTTTAGAATCTTTACTTTTCTGGATTGATGCATCTAAAGAGTATTCAGTAGATTATTCTGTTTATAATCAATATGGTGTTAAAGAAATAAATTCTGTACAAAACATTGGTGATGGGTCAAAAATATTAAAAACTCCTACCAATCCATTTTATAACAATGAATTATCATTTGTTTTCAATCAATATCAAGAATATCCAGAATACTCAAATCAAAATATAAAATCTGAGGATAATTATATTGGAAGTGAAATATCTATTGGAGATTCTTCTTCTTATACTTTAGAAATTTGGTTTAAACTTTATGATGATACTAATCTTGGTGTTGATAGAACAACTGATGGTGCAAATTTAGTTGGAACAAATGACATTTACGGATATGGTATTCAGTTATATAAACCAGATAATGTTAGATTGAATTTTGGAAATAGAAATGGTATTTTTGGTATAGATTTTGATTCACAATCAACTTTTAATACAAATATTTGGTATCATGTTTTATGTTCTAGAAATCAAGGAGGAGAGGCAAAAATTTATATTAATGGATCTTTAGATTCTCAAAGTACACTTCCTCCTTTAACTTCTACTGTTTCTGAACTTATAGTAGGATCTATGGAAAATCATATTCTTCAAGATTTTAGAGGAGAAATAGGATTAGTTAGAGTTTATGGTAAAGTATTATCTGAACAAGAAGTTTCGACAAATTTTAATTACGATAGATCAAGATTTTTTTAATTAGTACAGATCTCCAACTGGCACACTTGACACCCCTGCTCAGATGCCCTATAATATTAAGGTAATCAAGGGAAGCACCACACACACCATGAACAACACCGAATGCGTCCAAGGTATTGTAATTGACATCTGCTCTCGTTCCTTTCTTCTTCTTGGAGATCAAGGTGATGAAAAGTTTGTTGAATGTGGTACAATTGATGAGTTTATGAATGTGCTAAACTACGTAA